GCTTGCGCGTCCTCTTGCACGGCAAACTCGATGACCGTACCTTCAGCGGCCTTGGCAATCTCGTGACCCAAGACGATAGGTGATTTGAACTTGCCCTTGTGCGGGCAGTTCGTACAGATGTTCGGTGCTAGAGAATCAAATGTCTCGCAAGTGTAGGGGCCCTTGACCGTATCGGCCTTGGCCTCGGTTCTTTGTGGGTCGTACTTGTCATGCAGCTTGGAGATGATGTGTATAGCCTTGTTGCCGTCTACACAGAACTTGGCGATGGACAGCCCCGCCCGCCAGAGGGGTTCCTCGATGTCATTCTGGTTCTCCATGATGTTGCGCAACTGCTCGCAACCATTGCCCGCTAGGGTCTTATCGAAGATGACCTTGAAGCGAGACTGACGGTTACCCATTAGTGCGCGTGTTAACTCATCTAACTGTGCTGGCTTATGGATTGGCTTGGGCGGAGCTATTGGCCCCATGAGCTTGGCGAAGTCTTCAAACGAAATGGGCGCGGTCTCATTCATCAACGTGACGGGCAGCTTACCCTTGAAGTTGATAGTGTTGGGAATACGCAACACTCGTGCAGCATCCGCTGGCACAGCAGGGTCACCAATAAATTTGTGCTTGGCGCACAGCGCCTTAAATGTCTCGGCAACAGGCTGCCACTTAGTTCTTTCAACTGCCTCAGTCAGCGGCCAGTAGACATGCCAGCCACGCCCCGAATCTACAATAGTAGGCTTTGGCAAACTTAAGGTCTTGCATAAGTCCTTGAGCGCTTGCATACCCGTGGCTTGATCTACGTAGCCTTTGATACGCCCATATTTATCTGGCGTGGCCTTATCGATGCCGCAGTCGATGTCCAGAAAGAACGCTTGCATCCAACCGCAGTTTTCAGCTTCGCGGTTTTCTTCGGTTACAAATTTGCCTAAGCTGAAATAGACATCACGTCCTTCAGCAACCAGACTCTCAGCTTCTTGCTGTATTTCTTCGAGAGTCTTGTAATGATTTTGTCGCGCACTCTTGCCGTTGAGTAAAGAGAATATGCAGTACCAGCCGTCGTTAGGGGCTACTACCCGTCGTAGCAGTTCAATATCAGCCATGATATTTCCAGACACGTCAATAAAAATGGGGGTAACGGGGGCTGACGGAAACCCCGTTCGCTCCGTCGAGCTAGTTACCCCCGAACCGTTACAGTGAGAAAAGCTCTTGGATTTTCTTCGAGTGACGTGGCCCGGGTGAATGAACACCAACGAACCAGTTGTAAACTGTTTGTTTGCTTACGCTCAACAGTTCCATTACTTCTGTAACAGAAATACTAGAGTCGATACAATGTCGGCCCAACCGAACGCCAATATTTTTCTTATCGGCGCTACGGTTTAGCGTGCGTATCCTATAGCTGTAGCCAATCACGCATCATCTCCCCATTCGTCGACCATAGCGGCTAAGTTCTGTTTGGGTTTTGGGGGCGCGGACTCTTTCTTCTTCTCTGAACGCACAACGGGCTCAGGCATTTCTTCTTCTACAGGCGCAGTCAATGCGGCGGCAGCAGAGCCAGCAGGCGCTACCAACTTAGGCAGTTGGGACTCAGTCCTCTTAGTAAAGTTGAGCTTGCTTGCATTGATAGCAATCATGGACTTGCCCTGCTCTACGCAAGTTGCGTACGTGTCCTTATCCAAGAACTCTGCATTGGTAAACACCAGCTTAGGGAAATCACTGTCAGTATCAAACGTCAGGCGTGTAGTCAGCATGTTCAAGTTGTAGCCTGACTGACCAACGTACTTGGCGTACTGCAGGAACGGCATGTTCTCAACGTTGCCCTGACCGAAGATAGACTTCTGCGGTAGTATCAATTGGTATATATCACCAGCGGTATTGTTGCGCAGGACAACTGCCAAGCGCATAGAAAAGCGACAAGCTGCACGGCCAGCACCGCCAGAGCCTTTAATAGACTTGGGGCACTCCTTGCAATTCTGTCCTTGTGGGTCCTGAACGTCAGCGTCAGGGCGCTCGCCATTGCTCGACCAGCAGTCGGGAATAGATGTTTCATCGGGGTTGTACTCTTGTCCGTAATAGGCTTTCTGCACAGTCTTGGAGCCGTTAACGATGACGACATCCATGTGTGGGTCTGTGTTCTTGGCAATCTCTTTGCCGCCATCTACGAGACGGAAGACACGCCCGCGCAGTGTGATGCGCTTGATGCTACCGCCAGAGGAGGCGAAAGATTTAGTGAAGTCGTCCAACTCGACGTTTTGCAAGTGGGCGGGAAGGTCAGCGCGAAATGTTGTAATGTTACTCATGGTTTTCTCTCAGGTTGATGATTTGCGGCGTACTGTTACCGCATAACGACTATCGACATTCAGACCAGCGGGGTACTCGTCAGGATGTTGCTCTAAAAAATCTTTCATGTTGCCGTTGTGAATGCGCTTCTCGAGCAGTCCAAAGGCTTCATGCTTAGCAATCATTTTATAGACTGCTTCCCAATTAGATGGGTTGTAGCGTTTACGAACGGTACGGATAACCGTAGCGTTGTCTGTAGAAATACTGGTTGCATTTGTGCTGTTCATGACGTCAAGCATTTGGTTCTCAATTTCAGTCATAGCCTGATTGAGCACTGCGTCATCAGCTTCATACACCAACTTAAGTTGCTCTCGCTCCGCTCGTAAAAGGATATACGAGGCGGACAGTTTATCCATGGATTGGTCTTCCATATTTTCTCCTTAATGAACTTGTATTGTATGGGCTGTTCTAGACTTTGTCAAGTCTCTACTAGCTCTTTTTTGTATAAATCTACAACTTTTTCGTGGTTTGAAATGTTGCCCTGCAGCATTGCATACAAACGTTTCTCAACAGGACTACCCTCAATGTGTACGATGGTCATCGCGTTACGTTGTCCGGGTCGGTTAATACGAGCATTGGCCTGCAAGTACGTCTCTGTGGACGTAACAGGAGCATACCAAATGATAGTATCAGCGGCGGTTAGGGTAACCCCGTGGGCGGCAGCTTGTGGCTGAATTATTAACACTTTTATATTCTGCTTCTCTTGGAAGTCCTTAAATACAGCAGTGCGTTTATGTACAGGCACGTCACCATGTATCACATCACATGTGATGCCATTCTTACCAAGGTAGTCTTTGAGCAACTCGATGGTGTGGCGGAACGGAACGAACACCAACACTTTGTGGCTAGACTCGTCAATAACTTCTTGTACAACTCGTAGCCTATCGGATACATCAAACTCTATGGTTGCGCCGCTGTCTGAGTACACTGCGCCACAAGAAATCTGTAGCAGCTTGTTCATCTTAGCGGCAGCATTGACCGTACTGACCTCCTCGCCCGCCATCTCAAGAAGCATCTGATTCTTCAGCTCCTTGTAGTACTTCTTCTGCGAAGGCGTAAGCGGTGCAATGCGGTTAACGTACGTCACCTCTGGCAAGTCCAAGCACTGCGCTTTCTCGTAACGAATAGCGGGCTGCAACATCTCAAACACCTGCTTCTCTGCGTCTGGGCGTGGCTCCCAACGGAACATCCCAAACTTCTGCATGACTGCCTCGCGGAAGTCACCAAAGAAACGTGGCGCACGGGTAGGTACGCATAGCCTGCCAAGCCCGTAAGCATCGACAGGAGATTGCGCGGCGGGCGTGCCAGTAAGCATCCACATCCAAGTGTCGGGCTTGACAAACTTGTTCATCAACTTCCAACGCTTGGTCTGCACGTTCTTATAGGCGTTTGCCTCGTCAATCACGATGAGGTCAAACCCGCCATGATTCAGCATGTGATCTGCAATGGTGGCTATGCCGTCGTAGTTGATGATGATGAACTCAGCGGGGCCACTGATAATCTTCTCCCGCTTTGTAGCATCACCGTAAGCCACGTCAACTGAACGGTGCACTGCAAACTTAAACAGATCAGCCTGCCACGCAGACTGCATGATTGACAGTGGACAAACAACAAGTACGCGCTTGATGAGGCCCAAAGTTAGCAGATAGTCAGCCGCCCAAATCACTGATGCAGTCTTGCCCGTGCCCTGCTCGTTGAAGCAGAAGGCGCGACGACGTAGTGATAAAAACGATGACGTATCCTTCTGATGGTCAAATGGTTCAAAGCCCATAGGCCGAGGCCACTTGTAGTCACGCTGTATTGGCGATGGCACACCTCTGATGCGCATGTGCGTTAGCTTTTCAGCGTTAGTCCAATCCCATGGCACTGCCACTTCGTACCGCTCTTCACCAAGATCATTAACAATAGAGCTTGTGGGTATGGTCTCGGTGATACGAGCGGGGAAGCGGGTTCTGACCACTAGGGTGCGGTCTTGCAATACTTGCATATTATTTCATTGAGCCATCTGAGTTTCGTTTAAAGGATCGGTTCTTACTAGGTGCTTGAATCTTCACACCGTCTTTATTTGATCCACCTTTAGATAGTGCCTTGACGTGAGCAACATCTTTGCCTTCGCGTCGATCAGCTTTACCGTTGTTGTCTTTATCAGCTCCGGTTTTGTCAATCTTGCGACGGGCACGTTGACGTTCCATGCGCTCGTCAAGTTCTCCTCTAGTCTGTTGTTGGTCATATTCTTTTTTGTATGGGCGGGGTTTGTTCACGTACGGCATTTGAGCCTCCTGTTTTTAAAAGGGCATCATAGTATTTTTTAGGAAATGGGTCCTTCTTATCTAGTAATTTTCTTAGCCACTCAGCGCCGCCAAGATGGTTAAAAATAATGAATTGTCTGTCAGACATTCGCATGTTTCTCCCCACTAGGGGTTCTGGTGGTTTTGGTCTTGGCATTTATTGCAGCCCCTTCTGTTTCTCCAGCAACAATTTAAGCTCTTCCTCTTCTTCTTCCGTGATAGGAACGGCGTCAGCAAAAGCGCCGTTGGCAGCCATCTCTTTGATCTCGGCTACAAAAGCGTCAAGCTCTTCTTGCGTACCATCAAACTCATTCAAGCTGCCTTCAGCAAACACAACCTTAACTTCTACGTCTTTAGTCATGCGTCCCCCAGCTCACGAAAGATGTCGTCTGTAATGTTCCGCACACGCATTAGCACAGATATGGGGTCTGCGTTGTGACGGAACTCTTCAGTAATCTGCATCCGTATCTCGGCGAGCGCAACGTACATTTCTTGCCCTTTAAGGGCGTATAGTAATTTGCGCTCGTCGTCTGGATAGCTAAACTCCAGAACGGCTTTCATCGGCTAGGCGAGGCGTACTCGTTCTTCTCGATGGCTCGGGCCAAGTACCACTGGGCTTTCTTCAAGTCCTCTAGTCCTTGGTTCGTGCCCTTCCTGCCCGCCCTGCTGATGTACTTCACCGCGTTGCCAAGGTGATAGCCCAAACGCTTAGCCTCGATGTAGTCAATCGTCTCGATGCCACCTTCGGTGTAGTGAGCGGGGTTGTTGACTGGATCAGCCAAATCTTTATCTAGAATTGGATGAGCACCGCGCCCCACACCTTGCATCAAGCGTTTCGTCATCAGCTCTTTTATCCTGCCCGACGTTACGTTCGTAACTGAATCTTCGTAGACTGGAATGTCAGGATTCAGTTGCTCCATCATGCTCTTGTTTGAAGTACCTACTAGGGTAACGATCTTAGGTTTCTTCACTGTTGGGTTGCGCAATTTGTGTTGCACGTTGTACACGCTCTGTATAGGAAAGCCTAATTGATCGGCTATGTACCTAGCAGTTGCGTTGGGGTTAGCTGCAATAAACGAACGAATTCTTGCGGCTTTGGTTTTCTTCCTTCTGTTAAGCATTTTTAGCTCCTTGATTATGGTCGCACAATGTGACTGGACACCAGCCACGACAGGTAAAGTTGGGCTTGGGGTTCCATACATCACTCTGTACGGACG